CTACCATTTACAAGTGGTACCTGGGGTGTATCGGCGCTCTCGGAGTAGAGCTCTGGCTCCGATAGTCGCTGCATTGTTCCCTGTGTCCAGCGATGCTGACCGTACACACACACGTATTTACATGGATGAAGTGATGAATATTATGCTAAGTGGGGAACAGGGACGGTCACGTAAATATTCGGAGCTAAATGAGGCTCTAACTAGACTACCTATCGGTACCACGACTGTTTGGGCAACGGGCCAACTATTATGGCACGCGTTCACTGATACCGCCGCTAAAGTTTGGCGTGACGTGTCCCCGTACGGCCTTTGTGGAATGCTTGATATGTGCGTTGCACGTGTGTCCAAGAAGTTGGAGAATATGTATAGGCGCACCGCTCGGTGGCTATCAGCTAAACCGATGTCTCAGACGGATCTTGGCCACGCCGTTGGCATGTCGTTGATGACAGGGCGTGCCCGTCATGTCTCCGATTGGAACAAGGAGCGGGCAAACCGTTGTGACTCCAAAAATATTCTAAGTACGTACACCCAGCAACCAAAGACCACCAAGAGGGCTTGCGCGTCCTTGCCAAGAAGCTGTATGAGTTGCAAACTTATATAGTAGATACGCACAAGATTGAGAGAAAGGAGTGGAACGAATATGTTGCGAGTGCGCAAAATTGGTTGTCCGCCGGTTCGGTCGGTGGGGCTAAGATAGAGTACCCCGATCTCGCTGAACACCCTTTGCCTCCGGGCACGCTCAACAAACGTTCCTTTTTAGAGCACGTGCCGGCTAGCGTAATGAAAGATCTATTGAAGACGACCCCAGAAGTCGTTGCTACGGCTTCTGAGAAGTTTGAAAATGGGAAAGAACGCGCCATATATGGTACTGCGATGGTAGACTACCTGGCTTTTGGATATATTCTGAGTGGTATCGATTCAAACATGACTCACATGCCCTGGTGCGAGATGGGATGTATGGGTTACGACCGAATACGTGGTATGTTGAAACGCTTTCACGTGCTCAGACGGGATGGCGTGGAGGCGGCTATGGGGGACTATGCTGACTTTAATCGACAGCATATGTTGTCGGCATTGTCCCTCAGATATGCTACCCTACGTGAAGTGCTCAAGGACAAAAGGATTTATAACCCGGAATACGACGAAGTATTAGTGTGGTGTCAGCAAGCACTGCTGAACTGTTACGCCTATTTCCCAGTGGGTGCTAACAATCGCAAAACATACCGCA